TAAGGGACAAGATATTAAAAGTGAGCGTGGTTTGTCTTTATCATTTCGTGATAGACCATTCCTAAAAGATATTCTAGAGGACATGAGTCCATATCAAGCTATCCTGAAAGCTCCCCAGATAGGCGCTACGGTTATGTTTACTATTAAGATTCTATGGGTAGCTCGATTCTTGAAAAAGGACATTATCTACACTTTGCCTACTATGTCCGATGTCTTTGATATGGTGGGAGATAAGATTAACCGTATTATTGCTCAAAACAAGGTATTCCAAAATTGGACTAAAGACCATGACACGATTGAACAGAAGAAGATAGGCGATAGCATGATTCGTTGGCGTGGTACATTCACTACCAAATCAGCTACAATGTCCTCCTCACAACTAAACGTGCATGACGAAATAGACGCTTCAAATCCTGAAGTCATTACGCAATATGAAACACGTCAGCAAGCGGAAGCAGGTGGTTGGCGTTGGTACTTATCTCACCCTAGTGTAGTTGGAAACGGTATAGACCAATATTGGCAGAAATCCGACATGAAAGAATGGTTTATATTATGTTCAGCATGTAAAGAATGGCAGTTCATGGAGTGGCCATATTCAGTTGATCAGCAACGTCAATGCTATCAATGTAAGTTCTGTCAGAATGAGATTACAGACCAAGATAGACGTGAAGGACATTGGAGAAAGAAGAACCCAGAAGCAGAGTTCAGTGGCTATCATATTCCACAGCTTATTTGTGCATGGATTCCTGCTAGTAAAATCATTAAAGACTTCAAGGAAAAGGAAGCTCAATACTTTCATAATTTCGTACTCGCTTTGCCTTATGCTGATAACAAGTCAAAGGTTACGCTTGAAACGATTAAGGGTATTTTGACGGAAGAAACACAGCGTAAAGGTCGTGTACTATTCGGAGTTGACACAGGTATAAAGATTCGCTGGTGCTATGGAGATATGAATGGGCTTATTGATTATGGCGAATGTGATACCTATGAGGAACTACAGCGTGAGGTAGATAAGCATGATGATTGGATAATGGTAATAGATCAGGGTGGAGACATCATCGGAGTTCGTAAGTTCGCAGATGATAACAAAGGTAAAGTATTTCTATGTTCATTTGTTCAGGATAAAAAGTCTATGAATCTTATTAAATGGGGAGACGGTGAAGAATATGGCAGAGTGCTTGTAGACCGTAACCGTATCATTCAGCAGACTGTAGACGAGATGAACGACAAGCGTATTCTCCTCATGGGTAACTTAGAAAAATGGTGGAACATGTGGCTTCACTGGTCACATATGTATCGTATCGTTGATGAGGATAGAATGGGCAATCTTGTTTATGTCTGGGAGCGTTCAGATCGTAACGACTGGGCTATTGCTATGGTGTATTACCGAGTAGCCTATGACAGATTCGCAGAGAATGAGAGCCAGTTCGTTGGTGGTAGTGAAAGGAAATCAGTAATACCAGAAGCACCATATCGCTATCACAACAATACGACAGATGGTATACAATTAACAATGCCAGAAGTTTCTCCAAAAGAATCGGACTGGCGCTACACATAATTTATGACAGCAATTATCACACTATCAGACCAAGATACAGAAGCATTTAAGCTATTTATGCAACATTACGATAAGATTAAATTCATGCTTGATTCTGGCGTTTTTAGTGATATAAAGCGTGGTTCAGCCACCATTAACTTTGACAAGAATGGGGATATACTTTTAATTGAACGGCACTTATACACATACTCCCCGAAGTCAGATAAGTTTAGTGTGGTATAATTTAGGTAGCTGTTCTTTACAAAATTCATGAGGATATGATCAAAGCTAATAATCGCAAATTTCCCTCTCTGGGGATTTTTGCGTTATGGGGTTATACACAGTCTTGACTTGTTTGCACTTATAAGATAGTGGGTATATAATTAACTCGTAACATAATAAAACGCTTAACCTGATTCAACAGAGGCGCAAAGATTTATTTCTTTTGCGTCTCTTTTAATATTTAATAAACAAAATATAAAAATGGCAGGCATACTAACATCTGGATTTTACTCACTATTCGCAAACTATAACAAGGCGAAGGGTAAAAATGCTGACGGAGAAAAACAGGAAGGACTAGTTGAAAGTCTCGGTGAATTAACTTTGGACATGGATGATACCGAATTGCGTGATTTAGAAAAATCATGGAGATTACTTTATGACGGATCAACTACTAAGAAACAAATACACGAAGCTGGAGACATCAATCAGCGTTATTGGATTGGCAAGCAGTTCCCTGATAGTGAATACGAGAATGGTAAAAGACCTCTAACAGATAACATAATCTTTGAAGCGGTTGAGACAATGATTCCTCAGGCTACTCAACAGAACCCTGAACCTATTGTCGGTTGTGATAACACTACTGAGATGAAAGAAGTTGCTGACAAGATTCATATGGCTCTCGAATATCTTGCGCAGTACAATCATCTAAAAACAAAATTGAAGAAAGGTGTTCGTCATTGGAGTCTACGCTTCTTAGGTGTATGGCAGATTGGTTACAACGGAGAGGAGAATGAAATTATTGTTAAAGCTATCAATCCTAAAGACCTAGAGCTCGACCCTAACGGTTATATTGAGGATGGAGAATATGTTGGTGAGTTCTTGAATCTTAAACTCTACGATACTGCTCGTAATCTTATTACTCGTTTCCCTGAACATAAAGAAAAAATTGAAAAGGAAGCACAAGGCAAGCTCGGCTCACTCATGGGCTATAAACAATGTTGGACTGATGAGTATGTATTTTATAAATTAGGAGATATTATTTTACATAAATCAAAGAACCCTAACTTTAATTATCCTAAGCAACAGCAAACAGTAGATGCAACAGGTGCGCCTATTACACAGGAAGTCCCTGGGCATAATCACTTCCCTAGACCAAAAATTCCATTCGTATTCCTAACAGTCTTTGATTTAGGTACTCAACCATGTGATGAGACAGGGTTAATTGCGCAAGGACTTGTTACACAAGACAACATCAACAAGGGATTAAAGCAATACGACAGAAATGTAGATAACATTAACGGTGGTGTTGTAGTCAATGGTTTGATGTTCAATAAAGAACAGGCAGCACAGGTAGCAGAAGCTCGTAGACAAGGCAGAACAATCGTTACTCCTGGCGAACCTTCTAAAGCCCTCATGTTCCCAGAGAACCATGATATCCCAGAAGTCGTTTATCAGCGCATACAAGACGATAGGACACGTTTTATGGCACGTTTTGGTGTCAGTGGCTCAACAGCAGAATCTACTTCGCAAGAGGAGACTGTACGAGGAAAGATTATTGTCGGTCAGCAAGATACTTCTCGCACAGGTGGTGGTGTTACCGAAATGCTTGAATTGGCGGCTGGCAGAATCTTTAATCACTTCTTACAGATGATTTATGTGTACTGGGATACTCCTCACATGATTTCTGTTATTGGACCAGAAAACACTCAGCAAATGGCACAGTTGCAAGCAAGTGAAATCCCACAAGGTAGAAAGTTTACAGTAAATGTTCAGAATGGCTCACTCGTTCCACAGGATGAGTTGTCCGTATTTAATTCTGCTCTTTCCGAGTACGAAGCTGGATTGCTAGACCCTTTGACTTATTTTGAGAAGACAAAAGATAAGAACCCTACTGAAAGTGCTATGAAGTTAATGATGTATAAACTCTTGCCTCAACAGTACATGCAGGAATATCTAGGTATGCAACCACCTATGCCAACGGCACCAACTCCTAATGCTCCTGTTTCGACAAGTGGCGCTCCACCGAATAGCGTTACTCCGTCAGCACCGAACCCTAGTCCAGTTCAGGCGCAAGAGAAACAGATTATTAGCCAAGTTCCTATCAAATAACATGCCACTCACTAAAAAAGGTTCGGACATAATGAGTAACATGAAAAAGGAGTACGGAGAAGACAAAGGCGAGCAGGTCTTCTACGCATCGAAAAACGCAGGGAAGATAAAAGGAGTTGAAGGTCGGTCAGCTCATCAGTTGAAAGCAATTAAAGATAAAATCAAATGAATAATAAATACCAAGAAGAAGCAATAAAGTTATCGGGAAGCCAGAAAGCAGGTGAAAAGTCTTGTGGTACATGTGGCGCACCTTGCGCTCATTGCACTCAAATGGATGAGAGTAACAAGACAGACGAGCATTTCAATGAGGTAGAAGAGAGTTCTACTTCTGAGCTTATGGAAAAGGGTCATACAAAGAAAGGTAATCGTTTTGAAGAGCGTTAATTATAAATAACTAAAGGTCTTTTCCTGAGTTGAAGACCCTAAAGAACAGCCTGCTAACAATATGCCAACAAACATTTTTGACGAAGTCCCAAGCGAAGGTAATCAGCTCGATATAGATAAGTCATTCGAGCGCCTTGAAACGAAGGACAAGGGAGACAAAACTTCCTCAGATTCGCAACCTGAAAAAAAAGAAGCGGTTAAAGAGCCATCGCAGAAGGGCGAACAGAAAGTAGATGATAAATCTAACCCTGATAATACTTCTGCTGAAAAATTACCGTTTCATCAGCATCCTCGCTGGAAGAAGACACAGGAAACGCTTAAAGAATATGAAAAGCGTGTCGCTGAGTTTGAAAAACAGATCGAGGAGCTAAAAAAGGGCAATAAGAGCGAAACAGTATTGCCTGAATGGTGGAAGACTCGTTATGGAGACACACCAGAAGCAAAGAAGTCGTACGAAAATTATGTCGCCGCTACGCAAGCTGAACGTGAACGTATCAAGGAGGAGATTGCCAAAGACCTTGAAAATAAGACCCAGACCGAAGCTAAAAATCAACAGGAAGCACAGGAGTATGTAGATACTCAACTTGCTGAGATGAAAGACGAGGGATTGAAGTTCGAGAGGAATGAGCTTCTAAAGTTTATGGTGGATTTCCAAAAGGAATATGGTGCAGGAAGTTTGTTAGACGCAGAAGGAAACTACGATTTCAGAAAGTCTTTGACACTTATGCAAAAGTTACAGCCAAAGCAACCAGATACTACGAAAGAGACTCAAAAGAAGATAGGTGCGGATATCATGCGTTCAAAGGTTAAAGCCTCATCGAACAATAATATTCCTTCAATCTCCCGAAAGGCTCTCAGAGGTAACTGGCGAGATGCGGAATAGATTATCAACAAATTATCAATAACATTATAAGAATATGTCAAGATTAAACACACTCACAAACACATATTTGTTACCAAAAGTAACAGACACAGTGCTTCGTGAAAATCCATTGACTGAAAAAATCCTTACATCTCCTGAGAAATGGAGAGGTGAGCAGATTAAGAAATCAGTCAAGGTTGTAAAGAATACCAACGGAACATCATTCGCTGGATTCCAAACACTTCCTTCACAGGCAGTCAATACACGTCAGTATTTGCTCTTCCCTGCGAAGTTTTATCAGATTGACGTTACCATTTCTCTAACGGATATGGCAGTCAACATGACCGATGACGAACGTGTCCTCGACCTCGCTGAAGCCGAAATGACTTCATCAGCAGAAGACATGGCTGACTCTATCGGTAACATCTTCTACCTTGATGGTCAAGGTAATGGCGGTCTCGATTTCAACGGTCTTGCAAATATCGTAGATGACGGAACGAACTATGCTACTTATGGTGGCTTGTCTCGTACAACCTTCCCTACATTGGATGCAACACGCACGAACTG